TAAAAAAATCCGGGGGCAAAAATCCATTTCTCGAATTCCAGCAACCAAGGAGGTGATTCCATGAGCAGGGAAAAGAGCGTTATGCAGAATAATGCCGAACAAGAACTGATAGCGATGGCGCAGAAGAAGGCTCGCGAGTTGCTCGCGTCAGATAACCCTCCGCCGTCCCTTGTTCTGTATTATTGCAAAAAAGGCGATACAATGGAAGAGCTCGAGAAGGAGAGACTCATCACGAACAACGAATTGAACCGTCGTAGAGCAGATGCTATTCAGGCGGCGAATGATTCGAAGAACGTTGCGGAAGCGGCTCTTGAGGCGATGTCGAGGTATAGACGATGAAATCCTATACAGATTTATTGTCTATGAAGACGTATAAGGAAAGACTCGAATATTTGAAACTTTCTGATATTTTACCCGGGGCTCCCGGGAAGAGATTCCATATGCGGAATCGAAAACTATGGGATAGGGTCAGAGAAAAAGTCATAGCAAGAGACCTTGGATTTGACCTTGGCGTCCCGGGAAAAGAGATTATCGGAAGTATTATTGTTCACCATATTAATCCGGTTACCGATGAAATGTATGGTACGAACAGTCCAATGCTTTATGATCCAGATAATCTCATAACTGTCTCAAGAGAAACACACGACTATATTCATTACGGGACCATTCCTCAGGAACCACTTGGTCCAAGAAGTCCCGGAGATACAAAACTTTGGTAAGGAGGAATCAAAATGGCAACATACATGGATCAAGTTCTATCCGGTAGTGATGGAAGCTGGGATAAACTCCTTGCCGATATCACAGTCACAAGACCCGGAAAAGATTTGAGAGCGAAGCTTTCCATAGCTATCGATGCACTTGGAAAAGCTGCGAACAATCTGAAATACAGAGAGGCGACTGGTGCTGGTTACATTGTAACATTCGACGAAGTCACGGGTCGTCTTAGCGTGAGGTGATAGTATGCCAGTAAACGTTACTATAAATGGCACCGAATATAAAGAAGTAAAAGAACTCGAGATGTTCGGCGTTGTTTGGCGTCCTGCAGCGGATGTTATAGACAAGCCGACAGAGACACTTGAAATAATGGCTAACGGTGACTACGACGTTACCAGATATGCTAAAGTAAAGGCTCGATTCTTGGCTGCTCAATATTCGAATCTGGAAGTGACTCTTTCTTCTCAAAAGATTGTCATAGGTTCTACCGTCGAAGATATTAGGAATCTTATATCTTCTGCGACTGTTACCCAGACCGCTGCTGGTGTGGCATCTACAATCTCAATCGAGAACATGAATCTCATAAACATCGCTGGGTTGATCGGCGGTGTGATTATTCCCGGTTCGAATACTGTCACATTCTATTATCAGCAAGCGAGTACATCGGTTATTTTGACGGGATTTGAAGGGACGGCGACTGTTAAGAGCGCGACAACCGGAGCGGAGATTGTCGGAATTGGATCCAACAATTCTATGGAAATTGTAGAGAATGATCTATCGTTTACTCTCAGAGCGCAATCCGGATATCAGTTCTTTTCTTCCTACGTGACAATAAAGGAGAAATTGACGAGCGGCTCTCAGTCTATTGATATTACAAACACAAGATGTACGGTCAGCTTTCTCGATCCCGAGAATATCAGCATCAAAATCTCGGATGCTCAAAATGGTGCCGAGTACACGGTGAGCGCCGTAGCCACAGCTCTTAGCGAGTGTGCGACAATCAAGATTACTTGTAATCATTGCCGTCTTGCCGCACCAGATGGTTCGAAGATCAAAGAGTATACCGATATTGTTCCAGCTTCTGGATCTCCGTCTTATTCTTTCGAGCCTGATCCCGGATATCTGTTCAATTCGAATTCGACATATTATGTCGTTCCAAGCTCTGGGACCACCGATGTAACATTCGTTCCGAATCAGACAGGTGCCGTACTTCGATTCAATAGCCTGACAAATGAGATAACCTACAATGCTGGTGTTACGGCAGCCCCAGTCGCCTCAGTATATTTGAGCGGAACCAACGTTGATAAGTGTTCGATCGAGGGGATTATCGGAACAAGTGGCAAGTTGCCGATTGATTCTCAAGGAAACGTTTCGATAAAGCTAAAAGTCGAATCTGGATATACGGCTATGATTTCGATCTACAAAAATAATGCTGTATATTCGAATTGGAGCCAGAATTTCACAGAGACCGGATACGATATCACGGTTAAGTATATCAGTCCGGGAGATCAGATTTCTGTTGTTGTCTCGGTGACGAAACTCGGTGTCTAAGGTGAATCAAAATGGATAACACTGAACTGAGTCGGATGGATAAAGTATCAGGAGGACTCGGAAAGTGGGGGTCACGAAAAAGCGATGTCGCTACGACAATCTATGCGAATGAGGTACAAGAATCTTTAAAGACTTGTCTATATTTGCTTGGAAAAGCTTTTGACGATGTAACCATCAATCCGAATCCCCCGAGCCATGGAACAACCGCCAAACTTGGAACTGCAAGACTTGGCAGTATGAAATTGGGTCAAGAGTAACTTTATGACAAAGGAGAGTTAATATGGGATACGTGAAGCAGGGCTTCAATGACGGGGATGTTCTTAACGCATCTCAATTGATTAAGATAGAGCAAGGAATTCAGGACAACGAGACAGCGATAGCTAAGAAAGCAGAACACGTTGTTTTTACAATGCATGCAACAGCCGGTGGAAATGGTATGTATGCTTTGGAGTTCGATGACAGCAAAACGTATAGTGACGTTTCGGCAGCATTACTCGCAAAAAAAGAAGTCAGTCTTCAAATCAACGGAAATAGCGTTTTTATGGATGGCGCGACCTTAATTCTCCCGTTTGCTGGTATTGCTCAAAATGGAGCTCTTGGCTTTTCATACTCTATCGCCTATGGAGATAAAATAGAGGTAATTTCTGTGGCATTGTTTGCAAGTGACTCGATACTCTTAGAAATGAGTCCGATTACTTCGATTGATGATGGAACGGAGGTGAAATACTGATGGCGAAGAAGCTTTATCCCGAAGAGTCTGTAAGTGACATTGCTGCTGCCATTCGAGAAAAGAATGGACTAAGCACAACTTATAATGTCTCCGAAATGGGTGACGCTGTCAGAGCGATTCCCACGAACGACACGTTTTGGACTCAGGAGAATCGAAATAGTTTAGCAACCGTTCTCGAAAACGTTCCGATCGTAGCCGAAAATGCGGATGCAGCTGCTTCGATAAACGCAATTCGAAATTCCTTCATTTCAGCATTGAGGGGAGGCGTAACTCCTGCAGAACCAGTGCTTGTTTCTATTTCGGTGACGCCGACATCCATTACAGTTCCTTCTGGAACCACCGCTTCTCAGGTGAAAGATTACCTGACGAGCATGACTGGACATTATGAAACCGCAGGCATTAGCGGACAGACAACGAGAGATTTGACATCCGAATTAAGCTCTGCGACGGTCAGCGGGACAATGCCCACCCCCGGAAACACGTCGACTATGACTATAAGTTACGGCGGAAAGAGCACGACCGTATCTGTAACAATGGAGGCGGCAGCTCCTACGCTAACCGGGTTGACAGCGACTTATACAGGTGGCGCAGTAGCAGCCGGCACAACTTTAGACCAACTAAACGAAGTCGTCAAAGCAACATACTCTGATGGATCTACATCCGCAGCTCTAACCAAAGACACTGATTATACACTGTCCGGCACGCTAACTCCCGGTCAAGCCAACATTATCACAGTAACTGGCAAGAGCACATACGCAGGCTTTACAACCACCTTCTCGGTAACAGTGGAGGAGGCGGCTCCTACGCTGACTGGTTTGACAGCAACCTATACCGGCGGAACAGTCGCGGCTGGAACGACGCTTTCGCAGCTGACTGAGGTAGTTAAGGCGACATACTCCGACGGCACCACGTCAGCTGCACTGACCAAGGGAACGGACTATACGCTATCCGGAACGCTAACGGCGGGACAGACAAATACAATTACAGTAACTGGTAAGGGAACCTATGCAGGATTCACAACGAGCTTCTTGGTAACAGTAGACGCAGCTATTACTTTAAGCCATTTGAAAGTTACTTATGACAATAGTACAGCGATTGCAGCCGGTACAACCTTAGCACAATTAAACGAGGTAGTCCGGGCTGTTTATTCTGATAACTCTGAATCCGACGTCTTAGTTGAAAATACAGATTATACCTTGTCTGGCACATTGACGCCCGGTCAGACAAATACCGTGACGGTCACGGGCAAAGGCGCATATGCAGGATTGGCGGCAGTAACATTTGAAGTGACGGTGCAAGCCGCAGTTACTACCAGTCATACTATCACTTACGACAGTACAGTAGACGGCGCGCAGACTGTAACGTTTACTCCTATGCCGACAGAAGTCGATGACGGCGCAAGCACTACTATAAACATGGAAGCAAAAGCACTGACAGCAAGCTATTATGCCAAAGCTACAGGAATAGCAATCAATGAAGTCCGTAAATCGTCTGTGAAAGTTGGTACAACAAAGACGGAAGGGACAGGCACTTTAAACATCTCCAACCAAAAAGCAGATGCCGTTGTAACTGCCGCGCCTATCCTGTTTTTCCATTCAACGAATCAAGCCTACACTGACGGAACAGTATATGAACCAGTTTATAATGGATATGTTAACGCTTGCGTTTCCGGTCTGTATGAGCTGAAAGCTGGAAAGCACTATATCTACGCAGACGGAGGAAGCAATTATAAATTCAGGGTCGTTTTTGTACGAGCAGACTATACAGCAATGGGCGGAAGTGACCAGCTGACAAGCGGCACAGTGATTAAACTGGGAGGTGCTAATTCTGACATAGCAGTTCCGGCTGACGCAAAATATTTCTTCTTGCGCTATTCCGCAATAAACAAAGACCCGACTATCGTACAAACAGCGCTGGCAAACGCTTATATACTATTGGAGTGTGAATAATGAGTAAATTGCTTCACAAATGCAATGCCTGCTCGGACATTCATGCTACCACTTTCCCTGCGGCAATATCAGGGTATACAGCTGATGCTCAAAACGGTATATTTTCAATTTGTTGTGGAGATTTTTTGACAGGCACTGGTGGATTGTTCAATGCTGACAATACTCCAACAAAAAATCTAATCAGACAATTTGTGGCATTAAATGGTGGTGTTGTTGTTGGCAATCATGATGCTGGACAACACTCTACAATGCCACGAGAAAGCTGGGAGGCTCTTACTGGGCAGGATTTGTTATCAGAGAAGGTGATTGATGGAGTTCATTACATTTTCATCAGTGGCAACAAAGCTGGTGGGGCATTGAGTACTGCGTGGGACGATGGAAAACCTATCTATCCGGAGGATGTCAGAACGCAGGCAATAGCACTACTTATGGCGGCTAAGACGGCAGGGGAGCGGTGTATCGTGTTTACGCACTATCCGTTGGAACAAGGCACTACAGATGGAAATGGATTTGCATTCAGAGTTGGACAGCCGCGAGGAACTGGAACGCCGTATAAACCACAGAAGTACACATCAACTGCCTATTTTGCTAAAGATAGTTCAGGTCATGCATATGACACAGATTTCTACAATCAAATAGCGACTTTTGACAATGTGCTTTGGCTATCTGGTCACACTCATGTTAACTGGAGATATCAGACTGGATTAAACGATGGTGTAAATGTCGATAGTAGCGGCAATCCCATCCCTTATCCAAATCAAAAAGCGTATAAAAAACCCAATGGCGCTGCAATGATAAATCTACCAAGCGCCAACTATCAATCCCAAGATGCTCGTATTGAAGTTTACAATGACCGTGTAATAGTACGAGCAAGGGAATCTGGTACCGAATTAGGCGGAGAATACAATTACACATGGTTTACAGATGGTTCGTTAGTCAAAAACGCTCCCGAACCTTCTACCGAACCCACTATATACAATATATCCGTCGCGGCGACGGGATGCGCGGTGTCAGGAGCATCAACAATCACGGAGGGTGAGACTGCTACTTTAACGGTAACAGCAACGGATGGGTATACTCTACCGGAATCTGTGGCCGTGACTGGCGCGTCGTACACGTGGGATAAGGCTACCGGGGTGCTCACGCTGTCAGCCCCGACCGGGGCGGTGCATGTAACGGTAACGGCGGTCAAGGAGGCAGAGCCGGAGCCGATTCCTCTGTTTGACCGATTTGGAAATCGGTTGAATCTTCAGCAACTATGGATATGGAAAGATGGGGCTGCCGTGCATCCAACAACCCTATATGACGCGAAATCAAATGTGATTGAGTAGAGGAATAACATATGGCAAAAAGAATGTATTCTATTTTTACCAGATCGCCCACCAAGACTGAAATAAGAACGAGCGGTTTTTATCCTTCTCTTTCGACAATTGGTCTTGGTGCCGCAGAAAAATCTATTGTCGGTTCTATATTCAATAGAATTGCGATAGACGTCTCCAATAACAGATTCATGCATGTGAAGGTTGATGATGAGGGTTTTATCGAAGAGATTCCCGATTCGATGATAAATCGGAGACTTCGTTATAAACCCAATATCAATCAATCCCCATCTCAGTTCATTCGAGATATTGTCCTAAGACTGTGTTCTGAAGGCTGTGCCGCTGTTGTTACAACATATACAAACGACGATGATGAACCAGAGCAGATTCAAGTGGGGAGTATATCTGGCTGGTATCCGGAGCACGTCTGCGTTCAGTTGTTCAATAACACCAAGCAATCTATCGAGTCAGTAGTTGTCGAGAAGTCGAAGTGTGCTATCATTGAGAATCCGCTATATACGGTAATGAATGATAATGCCTCTGGTATCAAACGTCTGATTTCTAAAATAAGTCAGATGGATGCTTATACCGCAGCCGCGACAAGTGGTAAAATCAATGCTTTTGTTGGACTTGATTATGATACCTCCAATCCTCTTATGAAACAGAGAGCGAGACAGAGAATCGAGGATCTTGAAGAACAGATGCAGAATAATAAATACGGCATATACATTCATGAGAGCACAGACAAGATAACTTTCCCGAACAAGCCGATCGATATCGATGTTGTTGATCAGGTAAAATATCTCGAAGAACAAGTTTTTGCCGAACTTGGCTTAACACGAAGCGTCTTCACCGGAGAAGCGAAAGAAGACGCCAACAGAATCTATCAGGCGAAGACAGTGGAGCCTTTCTGTAGAGCTATTTCCGAAGGTCTTACGTATATGTGGATCAGTGAGGATATGTTCTCTCAGGAAAGAATTGTCTCCACAAAGAGTATGTTCTCAGGAGTTACGGGGACAGAAATCGCCGATATGTCTGATAAGTTGTCCAGAAACGCCATCGTCAAGGGCAATGAAGTTCGTAGAGAGCTTGGGCTCATTAAGTCCGATGAGCCTCAGGCAAACATGCTCATGAATCCGAACATGCCGCTTCAGGACCAGCCCATACAGGGACAGCCGACAGCGGAAGACGGAAAACAAACACTCATGAACATTTTCAATCAAAATGATACTGGAGCGTCTCGTTCCGTACCAAATATTTTCCAGTAAAGGAGTAAATTATGCCTAACGTACAGCCTGATTTCTCCGGATGGGCAACGGTCTATGAGCGAAAGTGCACGGATGGTCGCACGATCAAGAGAGGCGCTTTCGATGATATGGACGGTCAGAAGGTGCCGCTTGTATGGCAGCATCAGCATGACGATCCGGATAACGTACTCGGCTATGCGATTCTCCACGCTGACGAGCAAGGGCGCGGCATGAGAACCGACGGATATCTGAATGATACTCCGAAGGCTGACAATGTCCGCAAGATTCTCGAGCATGGGGATATCGATAGCTTGTCCATCTATGCAAATAAACTTACAGAAAATTCTCGTAAGGAAGTTATGCATGGAACAATCAAGGAAGTATCTCTTGTGATGTTCGGAGCGAACTCCGATGCACGAGTTGACTATACTTCCCTGCACCATTCCGAGATGTCTCTGGAAGATCTCTATAGCGATGCCATTATCTATAATGGCGTTCACTTCGAGCATTCTGAGGAGACTGAGGATACTCCGGATGAAGAAAGTATCTTCGACGGAGTGGATCTTGACAATCTCGATCTTTCTTCTCTCACAGATGAGGAACTCGAGAGTGTAGCACAGTATCTGGCGTCGCTTTCTCACGCAGAAGAGGAAGATGATGAGACCTATGGAATCGAATCGGCTCAGGATCTCATTGATGCATATTCGGCTCTGCCCGAGGATGAAATGAATCTTATGAACAGATTTATAATCCATCTCGGAAAGAAAGAGCAGGTTCCCGAGGATCTCATCCAGAGTGTTTCTACAATGATCGATTCCAAGGATGAAGCAACGAAGGTGAAACTTCTGACCATGCTCAGCCTTGCAAGCGATCAGGAAGAATAATAAATTTATAAAAAGGAGTAATATTATGCCTAACATTTTTGAGCAGAACGCGCAGAAGAAGGCTCGCAAGTTCGACGCCAGCGCTATTTTCAACGAAGCCATAGCAACAAATGCCCCCTCCCTTCGGCAGGTTGTTCTGGCACACTCCGACATGGATGGTCTCGATGAGGCTATTCTGTGCCATGCTGCAGCGACCTATGGTCTGGCTGACAGAACTACCGGCGAGCTGCCGGATTATGCATTCCCGGATCCTGAGAAGTACGGCAAGTATCCTTCTCTTTGGGATGCTGACAACGACTGGGTAAGCGTCGTTCTGAACGGCGTTAATAAGGCTCCCAACACCAGACTGAAGACCATGATCGTTGACCTCCAGCAGGAGACTTCTCGTGCTCTGGGTTACACCAAGGGCAAGATGAAGAAGGAAGCCATCATCAAGTCCCTGACCCGTGAAACCACCGCGAAGACCATCTACGTCAAGCAGAAGGTGGACCGCGATGATATCCTCGACATCACCGACTTTGATTACGCTGCTCTGCTTCGTCAGACGATGCGTATCAAGCTGGACGAGGAGCTCGCTCGTGCGATTCTGTATTCCGATGGTCGTGACACCGGTTCGGATGACAAGATTTCCGAGGATGCTATTCGTCCCATCGTGAAGGACGATGAACTGTATGTGATCAAGAAGGAGTACGGCGCCAACGACAACATCGTCGATCAGTTCTATGACGCCATGGAAGACTACAACGGTAGTGGCAACCTCACCGTCTTCATGCACTACAAGGATCTGGCTCCTCTGATGACCAAGCGTGATACCATGGGTCACCGTCTGTACCATACCAAGGCTGATCTGGCAGCCGAGATGGGTGTCTCCAGAATCGTCACCTGTAAGTACGCGACGGTCGGCACGTTTGTTGCTCTTGACCTGTCTGACTACACGCTGGGTGCAAATCGTGGCGGCGCTCCCACCATGTTCGATGATTTCGACATCGACTACAACCAGTACAAGTATCTGCTGGAGACTCGTCGGTGCGGTTCTCTGCTGGTTCCGAAGTCTGCCATCGTCCTGACGAAGAGCAGTTCTTGAAGGTTCGTCCTCGGAGACTCTGTCTTAGGCGAGGACAGGCTTGGTGAATCAAAATGAGATTTCACGGAATGATCGGGTTCGTCAAATCTGTTGACAGAGGAGATGGCGTCTTTGTCAATCAAGCGACAGAAAAAGAAACTTGTGGAGAAGTCACCACATTCCGTCGCAGATGGCTTGACGAAACTCAGAACGGCGACATATTGTATTCGAACACGGTCATCAGTGTTCCTCTCAGTCCCACGGTGAGCGAGCTCCTCCAGAATATTCGTTATGTGAAATGGCACGATTGCTATTGGTGCGTGACGAATATGGAGGAGTCTCCTCCCCGTATAAATCTCACGCTTGGAGGAGTATATAATGGCTTCACGGCATGAGAGATTACAAAAGAAGTTAACCGAAGCAACGGGGTACCCTGTATATTTCAGAGCACCCACCGGTTTTCGTATTCCCAGCTATCCTTGTATAATGCTCGATGTTTCTATGTCTGACTGTCTGTATGCTGACAATACTGTTTACGATGGTATCTGTAAGTATGAGGCAGTCTTACTTACAAGAGAGCCTTATGATGAGGGATTTGACAAGCTACTTCTTTTCAACCACTCGAGGTTGCTTTCTTCTCGTCAAGTTGCTGGGATTAACGAATTTACATTCACAATATATTTCTGAGAAAGGAAACTTCACTATGGCAAAACTCGATTTTGATCAGGCCACTGATAGAAAGTATGAGAATGGCGTAGATCACGCTGTTCTTTACACGGGAGCGGACTGGACTGGAGTTGCTTGGAACGGCATGACCTCCATTGACACCGCACCCGATGGCGGTGAGACCGAAGCTCTGTGGGCTGACAACATCAAATACGCAGTCATGAGAGGTGCTGTCTCCTATGCGGCGACCATCAACTGCTATAGCTATCCCGAGGAGTTCAATCCCTGCCTCGGTAACAAGAAGATCGAGGTTGGCGGTAAGACTGTCTATATTCACGAGCAGATGGGTGAGAACTTCCGTCTGGCTTACCGGACCACTCTGAACAATGCAGAGAAGGGTCTGACTGGCTACCGGTATCATGTCGTGTATGGTCTCGCTTGCGACCCGTCTGACATTACCTACGAGACCATTGACGATTCTCCGGATGCTGTCGAGTTCGGTTTCGATGTCGAGGGCTCTCCCGCACAGCTGACTGCTGACGGAAAAGTATATTCTGCTTGCGAGTTCACCTTCGATGTGGCTCTGGCGGATATTGCTACCGATCCTCGTCTCAAGATTCTGTACGGTTCTGCCGAGACGGAAGCAAAGTGCCCGGATCCGGATACTCTGTTTGCTGCAGCATAAGGAGTAACATCATGCCATTACGCATCGTTATTCCTGCTGAAACTACTTTTGACGATGCGACACAAAAATTCACAGATAGGGCAGAGAGAGTTCTTACATTGGAGCACTCTCTGCTCTCAATGGCTTTATGGGAAGCAGAGTATAAGCAGTGCTTCTCAACCGCTAAACTCGACCCTGAGATGTTTCGCTTTTATATCTCCTGCATGACAGACGAAGTCCTATCCGACGAGGAGTTAAGAGTCATTGAAAGACTCTATAAAAATAAGATCGTCTCGTACATGTTCGACGACAGATATGCGAAGAAAACGACTCCCAGCAAGAGCCCATCTCAGGGTCCCCAATCTCAACAAAGTGGTAAATCCAGATTTCTTCCAACAGAGGAATTCTATTATGCTATGTTTGAGAGAGGGATACCCATTGCGTGTGAAAGATGGCACTTCAGTCGCCTCGCCAATCTCCTTAAGGTGTATTCGGCACATGACTCCAAGCAAAAGAGAAAGAAAGGCAAAAAGTCCATGTCCTCTGACCAGTATAGAAGAATGGCAGAAATCAATAGGAGTAGACTGAACAATGGTGGATCTTGATAGGTACGGATATCTTGGATGCCAACGATTGAAAGATGCCACTCCGGTTGATACAGGAGAAACCAAGAATGGTTGGCATTATAAAATCGTGAGAAGTAAAATCTTCTTCTATAACGATAATCCAGACGTAATAAGATTTCTATGTCATGGACATATGTCTACAGCTGGCACTTGGGTTGCTGGTAATGATTTTGTATCTCCTATACTCAAAGAAATTCAAAATGATATTAGAAGGGAGACCCTAATTCATGACAGACGAATACTACGTCGCGAGCGCCGCAGAAAGCGGGTGGACGTCCGATTCAAGTAATGAGTATAACAAACGGATGGCTCGTTCGCGAAGGGTCCTCTCGAAATTCAATGATGAGCAAAAGAGGACGGCGTGGCAGAACATAAAGTCTACATCGATTGTTTTAATGGGCGTCAACTTGGTTGACAGAACCATTACAAGCACTTTCGATAGACTCCAATCCGTTATAAATAAATTCACATATGCTCCGTTGATGGAAGGTCTCAGCGAGTACACAGACCAGCTGACGGAGTTTCAAGCGATTGTTCAGAACTCGGCACAATGGTTCGATAACATTGGTGGAGCTGACCACATTCAGGCTATAACTGACGCTCTCGATGATTTGAACAGTTATGCCGACTTGACTATCTATAAATTCCGAGACATGCAGAGAAGCTTCACCGGCTTTGTCAACGCAGGTCTCACCGTTGAAGACTCTGCCACTATGGCTAAGGGTATCGCATCGTGGACAGCATTCATGGGCAAGGGTGCATATGATTATGCTTCTGCCGCTTACATGATGAACCAAGCACTCATGGCGGGCAAGATGCAATACTACCAGTGGCGTTCAATTGAACAGTTCTCCCAGATTGGTGGCATGCTTCCTAAGAAGCTATTCATCGAAACAGCAAAGAGTCTCGGTAAGGACGCTCCTGATTGGGAAGAGTTATCGAATCCCTATGACGAGGAAGAGACAGACCAGAACTTCCGAAATAGTCTCGCCGATGACTGGCTTACAAGCAGTGTTATGCTCAAAGCCATGGATATTCTTGCCAACTTTGGTACGAAGTATGATGAGACGAAACTTAAGGCTCAGGGCTTCTCTGATGAAATCATCAACATGGCTAAAACAGCATTCGGAGAATCCCAGAAGGTAAGAACATTTTCTCAGTTCATGGATGCGGCTGTCGAGTCGGTTGGTACTGGTTGGGCTCAGATATTTAGATCCTTCTTTGGAGATACTACGGTAGCTACCAAGATGTGGACTAAGCTGATGCTGCAGGTTACCGGCGATATCGATGGCGTTGTCAAGTCTATCAAGAAGCAGGCTGAGAATTTCGCAAAAGCTGGCGGACGAGATGCGATAGAAGGAATTCTTTTCAATATTTGGGATATTATAAAGAATATTACCAAGTCGGTTTCTAATCTATTTCGTATTGCGATACCAAGTACAAATAATCTCGGAGAAAGTCTTGCCAATGTTGCTAAGAACATTGAATGGTTCACTGGATTACTTGCTGGTAAGAACAAGATAAAGAATCAGTTCAGTTTCTTGGGAGTTCTTGCTGCGATATCTGAAAAGGTATATAATGTAATCAAGAGACTTTTTGGTATTGTCAGAAAGTTGTGGGATCAAGGTCTTCAACCTATATTCTCAGCGCTTGGACAATTCGTACTCGGTCTTGGACCTCAAGTCTGGGGAATAATCGATAAGCTCGTCGGAAAGCTTGAAGCTTTTGCGGATATGCTTATTAACTCTGGATTGTTTAGCAGTATTGCTAATATATTTACAGGGACAAGTGGCGCTATATCTTCTGGAATTGAGGAAGGCGGAATCGTCGGCTTTATTAAAGCCCTGATTCAGAATATCTCCGATGCTATTAAGGGTGTCAATCTCGATGGTATGCTTGGCGGCATCAAGGACATGATTGAAGCCTTCACCGGAATTGTGAGCGGAGACGGTATTTCAAATCTGTTTAAGATTGTCTGGATTGCTTTCCAGATGAAAGCCGGACTTAAGGCTATAGCGAAGGTCTTTGAATCCATTGCTGAAATTGCAGAAGAATTTGATGGAGTAGAGACATCTTTCAGCAAGATAGTCGGATCTATTCTTGCCGTAACAATTTCTATTGCAATAATCGCGAGCGTCGATTTGTCGAAATTGTGGGATGCTTCGAAAAAGGCTCTCCTTGTCGGATTTATCATGCGAAGACTCGGAGGCGGTCTGGAAGCAATCGCTGAAAACTCCTACAGGATATGGGGTCTGATTCCGTTGATGATTGCTATTGCTGCTATTATTGGCGGTCTTGTATATTTTATTTATAGACTGAAGAAGGCTGGAGCAGATCTTTCTGATCTTACAGATATCTTATACTCTATAGGAAATGTTATTGCGAAAATTTCTTGGTTGCTCGCTGCCCTTTCGGCGTTGCTGTTTATCTTGTCGACCAAGGCTATTGTAACAAAGATAATCGCCTACAAGACGAAACAGAACACCGACCAGATGGCTGAGACATTCAAACAGCTTTTCAAGAAAGGAAAGTTTCAGTTAAATCTTCAGCTTGGTGATTATATAACAAAAAGATTGGTTGGAACGGCTGCTGTTATTGCTGCCATTCTTGGTTATATAAAGAGCGTTGGTACTCTTATACTCGAACTTGCAAATCTTACAGAAGATCCTAAGAAATACTGGGCTGGACTTGGTGGCTTTATGGCTATCATGCTCGCTCTTGGTGTTTTCTTAGGAATGATTACTAAGTTCGCATATTCGAAGCAGTGGAATGATTTCCAAACACTCAGACACGGCAAACAGAAAATGTCGAAGGGTTCGTCCTCGCAGAATGTCGCATACCTTTGGGGCATGACTTTCTTGATTCTTGCTATCGGTGGTGCTGTGTGGAGTATCGCCAAAGCTGTTGAGAAGGTCGGAAAGATGGATCCCAATCAGGTATTCCAAGGAGCTTCTGTTGTTGGCGCAATCGCTCTTGGACTTTATATGATGGCATATAATCTCCAGAAGATTTCCAATGCTTCTTATAATTTCAAGTTTAATTTCAGTATGATTTCTACCATTATTGCGATGGAGGTTATACTTGCAAATATTCTTGGAATTGCAGCTCTCTGTTGGTGGATTGGTGGCTGGAACACCGATAAACTCAAACAGGGTGGAATTGTTGTCGGAGTGATTGCTACTGCTCTTATTAGAATAGCTTGGTCTCTTGGAGCGCTAAACAATTTCCTTGCGAAGAGGATGAATAAAGCCGGATCGTTCAAGACAATATTGTCTTTTGCTGCCGTGCTATTCGCCTTTGCTATGGTACTCGCATCAATATCACTTGTGCTGGCTGAGATTATTGCTGTTTCTGAGTATATCGGAAGCAAAGACGATGCGTATAAGAACATGTGGAAGGCTTTTGGTATTTTTGCAGCGGTGGCGGGAGTAATTCTTGGAATGTATTCAATTATAACTCTCCTGAACAGCAAATTGAAAAATCAAAATGATGTACTCAATATGGCTGTTACGCTCGGCTTGCTGTCTGTGATGATCATTGCCATATCTGTATTGCTTGCTGAAATCGCGCTCATTGCCAATGGTCCGATTGGAAAGATGTTTGCCGCGGCTGGAGTTCTTGCTATTATAGCGCTTGTTGTGGTTGGAATATATGCAGCACTTTCTTCGATTGCTTCCAAATCTGGAGGATCTTTCGGAAAGATAATGCTTTCGCTTTTGGCTGTGATAGTCATAATCGGAGTCTTGTCTTACGTTGTAACCGCGTTGGCGACTCTCATGGATAGTGGTGACGGAGGCAAACTCATTGGAATGGTCGGCTCGATCGTCCTGTTGGTTGTCGCGATAGCTGCTATAGCTGTTGTTCTCGGAATTCTTCAGACTGCCACAATGGGCATCGGTGCTGTCGCTATATGGGCGGGTATAGCCGCACTCGCAGCAATTGCCGGTGTCGTTTGGATATTATCTGATGCTTCTGCGAAATTCATGAGTGCAACTGGCGATTTGGCTGATGGCATCAACGATCTGGTCGATGCTTTTAGAGCAATCGGAGATATCAACTTCAAGACCTTCAAATCCAATCTGAGCAAATTCCTTGATGCTATCGAGTCGGCTCTGCCAAGAATTCAGAAGCTTGCGGCAGCTGTCGGCGGAATTGCTGGAACGTTGATTATTGCTGGTGGAGACATCACAATTGGAGCTGGCAGTGTATCCATTCCTTCTGGCGCAGTTGCTGGAGCGAATGTCGGTATCAATACAGCGAGTGTTAACGTTGGTGCATCTGGTTCTCAGTCTCAGACATCTGCAATCAATAAGACGATTCAGAACGCTATTCCGAAAGAGCAGACCGTTAAAGAAAAAGTCGGAGGAGCTGTAAGCGGTTTCTTCGGCGGTCTATTCCAATCAATTGGAGAGGCACTTCCAAATATTGCTTTGGGATGGGTTACTGGGTCGAATACCATTAAACAGATGATGGGTTCGGGATCCAATCTTGACGAAATAGATACAACTGGATGGGATGAAGAGGACATTAAAGCGCTTGAGCAAGAAAAGAAAAACCTTAACGACCCAAATCCGGTTATTAGCAAGCATGCTGCTAACACTATAAAAAAGTTCGAAGATAAATATCCAGACTCTTTCAAGAAGATCGAAGCTCCTAATGCCGGAATTCAGTCCGCTCTCGATTCGATTGATAATGCAGCATATTTTGATTCTAAATATGGTTGGCTCGATAACCAAGCTCTTGGAGATATTTCTAAGAATCAGATGATCGAGTATATTAAGAACTTCGAAGAAGATATAAAGACGCATGGAATAACTGATCCGAATCAGCGGAGAGAAGCGGCGGAAGATTATATTGAAGGAACCAAAGACGCGAAAGTATATATTCTCGGTAATACTTTTGGCGATCAGGTTAATCGTCTTCTTGGCACGCTTACTCTATCGGATTAACAAAAGGAGGGTACTATGAAGTTTGGAATTACTTTTGTAATTGGAAATGTGGTTCCCTCTTTGAAAGATGGCGTGATCACATTTGGTGCGAACCAAAAGCACACATTCAATGATTGGGGACTTATACCGGCAAAACGTCCGGTAGTCCCCTACCCAGAAGTGAAAGAGCAGAGGGTTGAGGTTGAAGCTATCGACGGCGATGGAATTGACCTGACAGAAGCTTTGACTGGTTACCCTCTGTTTAAAGATAGAGAATTCGAAGTCCAATTCTACAGACAGAGAAAAGACAACTGGTCTGGCGGCATTTCGAATATCTCAAACTGGATTCATGGCAAGAAAATCAAAATGATATTGGACGACGATCCAATGTTTTATTATACCGGAAGATGTACAGTCAAGGAAGCCATCTCGGATCAATACTGGTCAACTATAACATTCTATTGCAAACTCGACCCGTACAAAACATGCATATATTCTTCCGATGATACAGCCAATGAAATGATTTGGGATATTCTCGACTTCGACGAAATCTATCAGAGTGGTTCTCCCATATATGAATGGCGCTGTTACACTGAAAACGGTGTTACAGTTCTCGATGTTCCGAATGTTGTTCTTGATAAGGCGGCAAAACCCTATACTCCGGAAATCGATATAATCGACTTCAAGATTACGAAAGGCGTCGCTCCTGCAAAGAATATCGAGGTTGTCTGGAACACAAGAGCTGCTGGAGTGACGAGAACAATACAGTATCTTCCAATCAGCGGCGGCAGGCAGACACTCTATTCTTTCAGGTGTCCTCCCGCTGATGGCAATGTATCAACCGCGCAGATTATCATGTCTAACTCCGCAAGAGCGAAATGGAAAAACGTTGAATTTTCGTTCAAATTTAAAATTATTTACAGGAAAGGAGAGATATAATGGCTGACTTTATGACGAATTTTGACAATCAGAGACAGGCTTATCTCGAGCATTACGGCGTAAAAGGTATGCGCTGGGGTGTTATCAACGAACAGGAGCCGATGGGTCAGTATCCTCAGGGACAGGCTGACGATTCCTATCAGAACAGACCATATAGTCCAGAGGAATACAAAGAGGCATTGAAGCAGGCTGACAAAATCAGAAGGATCGATCAGGATGTTGCCAAGAAGCATAGAAAAGAAATCCGTAAGAAAATCGTAAAGGGTGTTATTACCACTGCTATCGTTGCTGGTATTGCTGCAGCAGCACTCAAGAGTTTCGGAAGAAAACAGCTTAATACTGGTGACAACCAAGACGTATCTGCCGGAATGGGTCTTGGTCTTATCGGCGCAAAAGCGAAGGAATTCGGAAGTGATGTAAAGGCTGGTTTCAATACGAACATTCGTGAAACCAGAGATCAGAATATTCGTGCCATTCAAGCTGAGGCTGCGAGAAAAGCTGCTCAAAAGGCGAGTGAGAAAGCTTCCGCACAAAAGGCGAGGGATGCTCTCAGGAAGGCATCGCAAGAGAGGTCGGCACAGAAAGCTGCTCAGAGGGCAACAGAGGCTGCGAGTAAAGCAGCGCAGAGAGCCACGGAAAGAGCTGCCGCTCAAAAAATCAGAGAGTCGACAAGAAATATTGCTCGTGCCGAGGCGGAGAAGAATGCCAATAGAAAGTATTGGGAAAAGCAGGCAATGGATAAGCTGAAGCAGATCAACGCTCAGAAGAAAGCGGCTCAAAAAGCGAGCAGTGCGACAAAGTCTGCCTCGAATTTCTACAAAATGTATCAGACGGAGAGATCTCTTAAGAACAGGTTCATGTATCGAGGACGGTGATAATCATGAGCGATTTCCTTAAAGCAATTGATTATTATAATCCCGATATTTCTCTCGAGCATCATGGTGTAAAAGGTATGCGCTGGGGTGTACGGACACAAAAGCCGTATGTCCCAGTGGGACAGAGACAGGAATCTGTGGACTCTTCTTACGACTCCGATTATGATGACGAATCATATTCGCGTCCCGTATCCAATATTCGAAATGCTTCGCCAACTGCTGTCAAAAAGAAAAGTCACTGGGTCAAGAACGTCCTTCTTGTCGCCGGTGGCGCTGCTGTAGCTGTGGCTGCAACCCTCGGAGCTGGTGCTATCATCAAGAACCGAAAGGAGAACTCTCCCGACAGTATCCTGACTGAAGAAGGCGCAGCTCTTAAGAATTTCATAAAGGGAGGCAAGAAGAAATAATATGAATGATTTCTACAAGGCGTTGGAAACAAAACGCGAAAGTGATATTTCCCATTACGGCGTAAAAGGAATGCGCTGGGGCGTGCGTGTAAACTACGACGAAAGAAAAGACGATCAGGGAAGAGTCGTCGCCTTGAGACCCCGTGCCGAACTCGAAAATGCTCCGGATCCCAAGCGTGCGAATAAGAAAGCCGTCAAAGCTGCAAGAGACAGAATGAAAGAGTACGGCTTTGAAAATCCAGAAAAAGTAACGGAGATAGCAAACCAAAAGTATAGCGATTTTCAAAAGCTTATCTTTGCAAAGAAAATGCAAGAACTTCCAGAGAACGCGAGTGACAAAGATATTGATAGAATGTTCATGAAGTCTATAGCCGAGTCGTCAGAAATTTATGTGTGCGCCAAGGTTATTGCAGAGGCTGATAGACGAGCTGCTGCGAAAGGAGCTAAGAAATGACGAATTTCTATGAAGCCTTCGAGCGCGAGCAGAATTCGGATATCAAGCACTATGGTGTCAGAGGAATGCGCTGGGGTGTCATCAATAAGAAAGACCTCAAGGGCGGCAAGGCTGGCGGTATTATTCGCGGCATGCAGCGCTCTTCGGATGCCAAATCGCTTGAGAGTTGGACTCTCAAGGATAAGGTCGATAGAATGCGCCTCGAATCCGATTATCGGAAGCTGAGCGAGGAAGAAGAGACCTATGCGGCAACGCAGGCTCAGAAGCTTAAGACCGCGAAAATCGAGCGCGTCATTGCTACTGTTCAGACAGTTGGTGCTGTTGTTGGAACGGTAGGTGGTGTGCTTGGTCTTGTCAAGACATTTGGCGGTCATCCTGAAAATCTTGTCAGCAATATCAAAGAATATCGCAAGGCAAGAAAACAAGAGAAAGAATATGCGGGGTTGATTTAAAATGATACCATCAAATACCGCAGTTCCGAAGTATTTTGCAGAATGGAGAGAGAAAGTAAACGCTGGAATCATTCCTGTTTGTCAGAAAGTATTACGACAAATGGATAGAATCCAGTTTCTGATTGACTCTCCAGACTATTACTTCGATAACGACGCAGTAGAAGGATGGATCGAATTTTGCGAAAATGAGCTCGTCCTCACCAATGGCGGAGACATGACCATATTGGAATCGTTTAAGCTGTGGGCTGAGGACGCGCTCGGTTGGTACGTTCTTGTCGAGAAAGAGGAGTATGTACCATTTGTATCACGTCCCGGCGGACGTATCGTAACAAAGAAGGAGTTTCGTAAACTAACAAAGAAGCAATATATCATAGTTAGTCGAGGTAATGCTAAGACGATGTATCTGTACGACATGCATGCTTACGAACTGACTATGCTGGATAAGACGACACATCAGCTTGTCCTTGCTCCGACAGAGGCATTGGCGTGGGAGACAATGAGTCCTTTCGTCACATCCATATCTATTGCAAAAGGACCTCTCATGAAATTCTTTGCCGACGGTTCGCAGTATGCATCGAACAGCAGGGCAAGGAGAAGAACGATTGCCAAATCTGGAAAAGGTATTCGCAACTTTATGAATAACTCCTATATGGAATTCAGACCTATGGGGATTAATAAAGTTCAGGGATTCAGAGGAGACCTTGCAACGGTTGATGAGTGGCTTTCTAACCCGATTCGAGAAGATCCCATTAACGCAATCGAGCAGGGCTGTTCGAAGAATCCAGAGTATCTTATTATAGCGGCATCGTCCGAGGGAACCATACGAAACGGACCCGGAGATACTATTAAAATGTATCTCGATGATATTCTCAATGGAAAGATATTCAATCCAGAAGTATCGATTTGGTGGTATTGCCAAGATGATATTTCGGAAGTTGGCAAACCAGAGACATGGTTGAAGTCAAATCCCAATCTTGGCTATACCATTGAATATTCTGCTATCCAGAGAGATGTTCAGTTGGCTGAAGATTCTCCTTCTACGAGAAACGATATTATCGCAAAACGATTTGGAATACCCATGGAGGGTATCACATTCTTCTTTACATATGAGGAGACATTGCCTCATATGCCTACAAGCTATTCTGGAATGGTATGTGCTGTAGGATTGGATGCATCCCGTGGGGATGACTTTTGGGCAGTGGATTTTCTATTTCCCGGCGCAAATAATGTGGTTGGTCTTGATACGTTGTGCTTCATAACGCAGTCGACATTAGACCAATTGGATGTGGCGCAAAGAGCGAAATACGACGAATTCATAGCGGAAGGAAGCCTCATCGTGATGAATGATAAAATACTGAAACCCGATGAAGTGTTCGATCTGGTACTACAGTATATGACAGAGAATCAATATTATCCTGAAGCTTTTGGTTACGACCCTTATAATGCGGAGTTATTTGTGCAAAGATGGGAGCGGTCTTTTGGGCATTCTCGAATCGAAAAAGTGATTCAAGGAGCAAGAACAGAATCGGTTCCTCTTGGTCAATTGAAGGCACTTGCACACGATCGTGCTCTGTGTTTTCATAAGAAAATCATATCTTTCACGATGGGAAATGCATGTGTTTGGGAAGATACCAATGGTAATAGGAAACTGTTCAAGCAGCGTAGAGATCAGAAAATTGACTGCGTTTCAGCTGCTGTAGACGCTCTTGTAGCATATACAAGGCATAGAGATAGGTTTGAATAATTTTGTAAAAATTCTCTAAAACTTTTTATTTTTTATAAATTTTAAAAGTTTTTAGAAAATATTTTAAGTTTTAGAAAGGGAAAATTATGATCTATTACGAAGTATTTTGGGTCGATAACGACAACAATGAGGACCTTATTTACAATCCCGATTCTGCTTCAGAAGGCAGGGTTATATCTGCTGCGACTCTTACTTTGAGCGTTAACGATGCTTCCTCTTTCAAATTCACAATCCATAAACAGCATCCGCTATATTCCAAAATAACGCCTTTCAATGGTATCATCAGAGTATACGAGACTGTCAATAATGGAGCAAGAAAGATAAAATTCAACGGTAAGGTCGTCAGTGCTGTAAGTGCCTATAATCTTTCAAATGAGATTACCTGCAAGGGTGGTCTTGGTTGGCTTGAATGGACATATTTCAGTAGATATCTCAATACCTATCCCAAGTATGTTCGCACTGATGACTTCAACGAGAACGCCAAACGGAAGAAAGAAGTGTTCCGAACTGGTAAATTCGATAAGAATTCTTCTCCAGCAGTTTGTGCTCAGTTTGTCATCAATACACATAACTGGCAGATGAGAGCCAACACAGAAGGCAATGGTGGAACATTTGAAACACCAAAGGATATTTCGGAAACCTATGCTCCCGGAGTGTTCAAGATTGCGGAGTGTTATGCTCGTCAGAATCCATATGGTATCGATGTAAAAGTCACAGATGAGACAGAGAATGAGGGAGTCTATATCACAAGAAATCAGACGTCTCTCACAACCTGTGCCGATTGGTTTAAAAACGAGCTTGCTGAGAAGTGTGAAGCGAATATCGTAGTCGACGAGGAGACGAATGAAATCCATATTTATGGAGAGGTTGTTCCCATTGACGACAGTCAAGAGATTCGCCTTGAAGAGAACCTTATCGGATATTCTCGACAGCTCGATTTCAAAGAAGTCCCAACGGTATTTCTGCCGATTGGAAAGTCTGTTTCATCGCATGGAACCATGTATACCAAAGACCAAGAGACTGGTAGCATATCTCTGAATCCTGATAACTCAGCATATGTTATCACGACCATTATGGATTCTGGCGAACAAAACGAGGTATGGGATACAAGTCCTGTATGTTACGTTACGCCATATTCTACCGATATGAACCAAGATAATGTTCAGCCTCTCGACCCTGATAATCCTCCTGATAGGGATAGTAGGTATATCAAACTCATCAAGTATGATGGTGTTAAGAATGAGAGCGGTGAGGTTGTCGTTGCGACCGATGCCGAATTCAAAGGCGGTATTACATTCTATCTCGAACCTCCTTTTATTGTGTGGAAAGAGGGAGTTGAGAAGTATGGTCGTAAAATTGGACAGAAGCAATGGAGCTCGGCGACACGCACACAGCTGAGAGCCTATGGTCCGGCATATTTCAAGAAACTGATTATGTCAGCAGAGACTCTTGAGATTAACGCCGTCGACAAAGGTTTTATCGGAACAAACATCGACAAGCCTATACAGCTTGCGAGAAGATACCATGTCGTATCACACATACATGGTATCGATGATTGGGTTCCTTGCACGCAGATTGAGATTAACATTCTCAATGCGTCTCAAAGCAGATACTCTTTCAAGAAAGCTTACAAACCGTTTACATATCTTTTCAAGAAACAGAAAGATAAAGTGAACGATCTATCCACTCAGAGTACAAATCCTCCACCAAATATCGCCAGAATCCTCAAAGACAATGGCGAACAAATACTGGAGGAGTTGGACTAAATATATTCTATACAAGGAGAAACTCTATGAACGATTTCCGTAAGATTGCGTATTCCGTCTTGAAGTGGGCATGCCTTGTTGGTCTCCCGGCTCTCGTAGTCATGTTTACCTCTCTCGGTGGTATTTGGGGCTGGACGTGGGTTCCCGAGGTTTGTGCTTCCATCTCGGCTATTGACGTATGTCTCGGCACTTGGATCGGCGTCGTGTTTACGAAAAGCGAGAAGAGCGTTGACGGTGGCATTGTGGTAGATAAGGAAGGGAAGATCGTCGATATTGTTGCTGACGAGCCCGATAAAGACATTGCCAAGGACAAGGACGTTGTAAAGCTCACTGTTTTCAAGGATGATGACAATCCCTACAACGGAGAGTGACTAACGAGGGGGGACGCAAAGTCCCCTCAAATATAATATAATAAGCCTTATATTATATTATATTCATTTTATATTCATATTATATTTGGCTTATCCTATGGATAAAGATATTTCGCCTTTTTTACAATACACATAATGGAGAATAGTATCAGTTTGCTACTATTCTTTAATATCGCGTGGCGTGCGATTATATTAAGGAGTTCGCCAAAATTGCAAACTACATTATGGAGATATATGTTTATACACGCATATATCTTACATTCACGGCGCACTGCGCAGAAAGGAGTTTCGTTATGAAGCTCGAACAAAACGAAATCAAATTTACAAACACGCTCGATCTTGCGGGATGGCTTGAAGAAACCGACATGGGTGTCGCGTATTATGAGCATTTCCCGATACTCAAATTCGAATCCAATGTTTACGTTTTGGACGAAAATGAGAAAATTCTCGCAAAGATTGAGATCATCGGTCGGCGGTATTATAAAACTGCTGAGAACATCGACCACATCGTATACGACCATATGTGCTACCGTAGTTTTAGACGGAAATGAGAAACATTATTGGGGAATCTTCGGATTCCCCTTTATTTTAATTTTTAGGAGGTTTTTGATCGTGTATTGCAAAAAGTTTAACGGTCGCTTGGATTTCTGGAAATTCCTGCTGACGACAAAAAGAAAATCGTTTTCCGTATCGTACGACATGAACGAATGGCCCGATGGAAACTTTATCACCGCTTGCAAGGAGTCCAAAGACAGCGAAGTTGTTTTGACTAAATTCAAAGATGGCTGTATTGATACCATTGTAAAAATCTGAAGGAGGATTATAATTATGTACAGAAAGAAGTTTGACGATTATTATGATCTCTGGAAGTTCTTGTTGACAACGAAAAAGAAAAAGTTTTTCGTATCGTACAGTATAAACGGTTATCCTGATGGAAACTTTATTATTGTTTACAAAGAATCCAAAGATAGCAAAATTGTTTGGACTGAATTTAAAGATGGTTGTATCGATACCATCGAAGAAATCTGAAGGAGGATTGGAACTATGAGAGACACAAACCTTTTTGTAAATGAGCTCGATCTTGCGGAATGGCTTGGAGAAGTCGAAAATGGTACCGCGCATTATTGGAATCTCGTGCTAATCAAATACGAGTCCAATGTGATAGTTTTGGACGAACACGAGGAGATTCTTGCAAAGATCGAGATAGCCGATCAGCAGTATTATGGCGCTGCTGAGAAAATCGATAGCATCGCAATGTGTTATTGACACTATTGGGGAATCTTCGGATTCCCCTTTATTTTAATTTTAAAGGAGGATTATATTATGAAAATCGCATATCGTGCATTCATCACCATTCTCATCGCTTTCGCATTCGGCATGACCGTCATCGGATTCGTCAAGCATATTCCGCTTGTATTCTTCCTCAGTCTCGCATGCATCTTCGTTGCTCTCGCGTTCTATATCTTTAAAAGCGCGCATTATAAATACAATATTCGTGCGCTCGAAAAAAGATTACGCATGGCTCGCATGGATAACATATTGAAGGATTCGCAAATCGCAGAACTTCTTCTCGATCTCAGATCCGCAAGACTCAACAATAAGGAGGATAAGTAAAATGAAAGAAGTTATTAAAAAGATCGTAGACTTCTACAAAGAAAACGTAGGAACTCGTTGGCTGATCAAGGACATTATCGTCGTGGTTCTTTTGCTGACAATCCCGACAGCAGCCACGGTAGTCGGATTGGTCTTGCACTTGACTTGGTTGATCATTGTCGGCGCGGTCTTGTATTTTGTATCCACGCTGTATTTGATTATAGACGTGATACTCTGTCTCTATTTCGCAATAGAAACTGGGAAGGAATTAGATGATATTGTATACGGAGATGACGACGAAGAAGATACTACAGGAGGATGCTTGAAATGAAAAGCAAAGCATATTGTATCATCATGTCAATCATCGAATGTATCATTCTCTTCACACTTCCGACTATAGTGACAATCATGGCATGGAATCTCCGGATGACTCCTCTGTTCGTATTCGGTATCATCTTGTATGGTATATCATTTCTTATGATCGTAAGCTGGGCTATGGCTATGAAATGCGCATTGATCAAAGCTCTGAAAATATTCAAGGAGGATAAGTAAATGTTTATCGCGTTAACAATCTGTTTCTTCGTTTTCTGCACGATTATGGCTATATCCCTGTGGGCAAGCGCCAGAACACTCTTTGGATTCGCAAAGTTCCTCGTGTATTTCATACTTGGACTCATCACGATTTTCCTCGTGTTTGGTGGTCTCGGATGTATTCTGCTGTTTATTCTTATGATTTAAAGGAGGCATTATCATGAGAACAAATATTAAAGTTTTCGCGATCATTGCTGTGCTCGTCGCTGGTTTTTTCCTTCCGTTTATTCTCGTTGCTCTCGGATTCGCCTTCTCGTGGACGATCGCAATTGTTGCTGGTATCGTTTGCGAGATTGGTGTATGTTCCGTTTCAATTGCTGTGTATCTCGACTGCGTAAAACTCGTAATCGATCTCGAGGACGCTAATAAGAAAATTGAGAAATTGCTATCCGAGTTGAAGGAGGAGCTGAAATGAAAGAGATCTACACTATGCTGGACTTGCTGCAATTTATCTGTGATGATGCGCAAACGAAGGCTCTGTTCTACAATCTGACAATAAAGAAAAGAAAACGCTGCATAGGCGTGTTTGACAGTGATGGGTACAGAATCATATCCATCAAGTATATGGACGCTCGTAAGATGTACGACCTACTTGAGAAACTTTTATATCTGCTCGTGAAGGATTAACATCATGTGGGCATTCGATATTGACAATCTTCCAGAGACTTTCCAATTCGTATCCGAGATAGAGGGTTATGAGGAACAAAAGGAATTAACTCAACTGCTTAGTAAAGTCTGGTTTAGAGCTGTTATTCTGGATGTTCCTCAGATATTACAGGATTGGGTTCTGGAAGATTATGCGGCTTGTTATTCAGACCTAAATGAATTTGAGACAGCGTTGCATGCGTTGCAGATACTCGCAAAAGAAATATTTCGTTCTGTAGATATGTGCGAGAAATTCTACTATGCATGCAACGAGAAAGATCCAAAAGACGATTTTAGAGATTTCCTTGCGGACAACGGTATTACGGGAGATGCGAATGATAATCTCCCGCGCTCCGACATAGGCGTCCTCATCGATAGCATATCCATAAGCACAGACGATTGGAATGAAATCGAAGAGGAAGCACTATCGGAGCTTGCAGATGAGTACGTATTATTATATGGACGTACTTTCACAGATGATCAGGAAGAGGAACTCAGAAATATTATAGGTTCCATTCTTGATGATATTCAATTCACAAACAAATTTAAATTTATGGAGGAAGAACCCATGAAAGCCAATTACCAGAAGATCGTAGACAACGCCAACGCCATCGCCGATGCTATGCTCGCACTCAAGACCTGTCTCGCTGAAGAAGACAACATCGAAACCAATCAGATCATCGAAGAGTTCAGAAACAATTATCTGAACGCACTCGCCAAGGATGCGAGCCTTGCGAGAAAGTCCAACCGCCGCAAGTGGGCACACAGCCTTCTGTGCCATCTCGCTGAGCCCGTTCCTCAGATTTCTCCCATCATCGGTAACCCCGAAGCAGAAGATCTCATCATCGAGAAAATCTGCAATCCGATCATCGAAGATATTCGCAACGCGCCTGCCGGAGCTGCTCCTGACAACGTTAAGAATATTATCTCGGAATCTGAGAATGATGGTCCTGCAACTAAGACAAACATTTTCATCCGCTTCACCGGTCGTCTCAAGAAGTTCTTCTGCAACCTGATGCGTGGAATTAAGAGACTGTTCTCCAAGCTTCATGAGAAGGCAATCGATGTCGGTAGTTTCTTCTATGACCACATGACTGTAGCGAACATTCTTCATCTTTTGCATTCGGGGCTTGCTGGTTTTGGAATCGGTAAACTCGTGGTATATATTGCGAGCAAGTTTGGGGTTTCCTATGCTGGAGGCTTGATGGCGTCCGGCCCTTATGGAATCATCATTTTCCTTGCCGGAATGGCACTTGCCGTTGGCTATGAGTTTGTTGTTCGGAAGATGTTCGATAAATTCATCAACTGGGCAGAACAGGAGAGTGGATCAAAAACGACTCTGGATAACTTAGTTATCGATCTCATGAGTCCCGCAAAAAGCTGAGGTACTAAATCTCCATATGGGGAACCTTCGGGTTCCCCTTTATTTAACGAACCTTTAAAATTCAAAATATAGGAGGCTTCCAAATGAAAGTAGATTACTTCGTCGCATGGTACAAAAAGCATGCTCGCAATATCCTCGAAGGCAATGAGGATGCTGACGAGTCGTACGATATTCTTCAAAAGTGCGAAGAGTTACATCTGTACGACCGCATCATTTCCGACAAGAAGAAAAAGAAAATCAACTGGGATTTCATTCTCAAAGTTGTGAGTCTCATCGTGGGACTTGGCTTCAATTTGTTCTTGTGCGGATGCATATTCCAGTATGAGAAGTTCGCGCCAATTGTATCCAGATGTTTCGGTTTTATCAAGCCGATGGCTATTTAATCAAATCTCCATATGGGGAACCTTCGGGTTCCCCTTTATTTAACGAATTTTTAAAATTCAAAATATAGGAGGGTATTTTCATGAAAAAACTGGTAGAAAAGTTGAAGGAGTTCTTCGAAAAAGCGAGGATTTTCTTCGAAGGTTTTGGAGATCGTCTGCGGACATGGAGGCGCGATTTTCATAATTGGTTCCTCGATCATGTGTCCACGATGAAGACTCTGTGTGTTGGGATATGCATCGGTCTTCTTATTTCTCTCAAGACGCTTGTCAAATATCTTGTTTGCACGCAATATGTGGCGTTCGAGAAAATGGGGGTTGTAAATAGTGGATGCTGAGCAGAAAATCGAAGAGAAAGTTGAAACGAAAGCGGCAGAAAGTAAAATCTGGTTAGCCATAAAGAAATTCTTTATAAACCTTTGGAAGAATGTTATTCTTCCGTGTTTCAAAGATATGGTATATGGTATGGCGTCTACTGGAGCTAATACGTTTCAATCGGGCGTGTCAAAGGTTCTATATAATCAACCCGTTCCACCATCGACAAGACAAGCACAGCAAAATAGCGCACCATTCCAGCCGGGTAGAGCCTATCCGACTTCTAACTATCCTGCATATTCCTACGGCACAATAGCTTTCCAGAATTATCCAAACGCATATGGAGTCAGACAAATCTGCGCGAGAGACAGAAGGACTCTCGAGGGTATTTTGGCGAAGATGCAGGCTCGTATAAGCAATCCGGATAGTCAGGGAACCGTGTCCATTGGAGAGATGTATACCTATTCGAATCTCCCTGCGGTTGCCGAGGATTATATGGCTGGATGGACAAGTCTCGCTGGATGCGCTGTTATTATGGATGTCCCAAGTAATATGTATGTTCTGCAAATGACAGAACAAGTATCGTTGTAAGGAGGATATTTATGAATATCACGGTAAAAGTTCCCGCTATTGCGGAGAAAGTTGTCAAAGGGTTCAAGCTGTTTTTCCAGTCCATGAGGACTGATTTCCGTAACGTTCTGAGTTTCTGCAAGCTTCATTCGCCTCTCATTGCTCTCGTGGCTGGTACGGCTCTGAGTATTGCTGGTTTCGTGACCGCGTTTATTTGGCGTAAACGTCAGGGTGCAATTCCGCCTGATACAAAACAGGAGAAGAGAAGAAAACTTATTCAGAACATCGTAAGCATCGGTATGTTCGTTGCTGGTACCGCACTCCAGATCGTAAGCTATATCATCTCTGCAGGTCGTATTTCTGCACTGGCTAAGGCACTCGCTACAGCACTCAACGCTGGCTCAGTCATCGGCATGGCTGGCATGAAGAGTCAGGAAGCTTCTGAGAATGATACCGAGAAGCTGAATCTCGCAAGAGATGTATTTTCCATCAGGGTCGAAGATCTTCCGTGTTATCAGGACTGGAGTGGATATCACTCCTACGAAGTGTTCACCAACATCATGAACGGTCTCAAGCGCAGAATCAATCTCGGTGAGCGCATTTCTTGGAATGATGTCATGAGACAGCTGTATCTCGATCAGACAGATTGGGGCGGTGAAGTTGGATGGAATCATCCCGAAGAGATGAACTGGATTATGGTCGACGGATGGGGTAACGAAGTAACAGAGCATGATCAGCTGTGGGCAAGCCTGACAGGTAATCTGAAGGACTATCGGATTTATTTTGTAGGCATGCACAATCTCTCCTACTTCGACCACGCCAAGCAGAAGTATATTCGTCCTATCGTGGAGGGTGAGGTATGACACATGCTATCGAATTCCTGAAGAGGTTATTTCGGTCCCAGAGATTCTATTTGGTCTCTGGGATTACCTCTTCTGTTGGAACGATTCCAGCATCATTTCTGTTTGTCAGAGGTGTGAGAGACGCAGTTGCGAACTTCAAGCATAAGAATTGGAAAGGGTTCTGGGCTGGTGTGCTCAAGACCCTTCCGATGATTATTTGTATTGCTGGCGTTATTTTCTCGCTTGTTGCCGGATATCGTATTTCTATCGGTAAGATGTCTGAGGCGTATGATACCATATCTCGCTTGTCCGGTATCGCATCGTCTGCGAGCGTTGTTGGTGGATCCAAAGTCGATGAACTTGTCGATAAGGTAACAGACAAGGCGACAGAAAAGAAAGAGACCGAATCGCAAGTCGTAGAGTCGAGCAATGAAGACAAAATCATCGAGATGGTAGATGGACTGTCTGGTCGGAGATTTCAATCCAGTGTTTTCAAAGTGAAGCAAGCGATGAATGACTTCAATGCGAAGCTCGTTTCTTCGATGGATACCATGACGGTCAACGACTGGTACTACTATCTCGGATTGGAGGAAACTGAAATGGGAGAATATTTCTTCTTCCAAATTGATCCGACAGGAAATGGACAACTTCGTATCTCGTTCGCTCCGAGGATGATTGATGGGGTTCCTGTGACATATCTTTGCTACCGGGTACAGCGTGATGCACAGAGTACCCGGTTATATTGACTTGCCCGGACTTCGTACGTATCGAAAAACGTCAGGTAGGAAACAAGTCTGTCAATGGAGAAGTCTATCAACTTTCGATAGATTTTAACGTTGGCAAACTCCGAGACGTTGTTATTCAAGGCGGGGAATTCGTAGCATTTTTCAATGCTGAAACAGGATTCTGGGAAGGCAGAGAAAATTTCTACGAGTTCGCCCGCAAATTATTGTACGAGGCGGCGGAAGAAGAACGAGCAAAGTTTCCGTCTCAGAGCATCATAGTTCTCGATCCAAGACATCTTAGTAGTAAGGTTCCTACTAAGATTGATGCCTTGTGCAAAGCGTGCGAAGCGAGTAAAGCTGTTCTGTTTAATCAGAAAGTATTGTGGGAAGGAGATATTCCGAAACGAGAAGACTATGCGACCACAACCATGCCATATTCTTCTTGTGCGGAATCGTGTCCGAATTATGATGGACTCATGTCTGTCTTATATTCTCCAGAGGATAGGACAATGCTTGAGTGGCTCGCTGGAGCAGCATTGTCTGGAGATGGATGTAAGATCGACAAGTTCGTATATTTGGAAGGCGAACCCGGTAGCGGTAAGTCTACTTTCCTCAATATTTTGGAGAAAGTAATGGGACCTTATGGTAGTTCTTTTAAGGCAGAAGAACTTGCCAGTTCGAATGGAACATTTGCAACAGCTCAGTTTAAGAAAGGACCTCTTGTGGCTATTCAGCACGATGGAGACCTTTCGAAAATTGAAACGAATGTAACCTTGAACAACATTATTTCTCATGAACCAATTTGTATAAACGATAAGTATGCGAGAACATATTATTTGCGATTGAATACTTTGTTGTTTATAGCATCAAACTATGCCTTGAAACTCACCGACTCTATGTCTGGACTTTTGAGAAGATGTCTCGATCCTGTCCCAACTGGTAAACTTATTCCCATCGATAAGTATAACGAGCTATATTCCGGAGCGCTTCATGAGCTCGGAGGCATAGCGAAACGTTTTATCGATGTGTATAAGGAACTTGGACCAAGAGCCTATAATGGTTACCGATCTTCAAGGATTGTTAGGTCTGGTAATCAGCTTGGTTATTGGGTGGAGCGGAATAGAGATATCGAATGGGGTCGATCTGGAGAATGTCTTCTTTCCAGTGAGTATTCTTTATATCGAGCATACTGCGATGGTAATGCTATCAAAGCTATATCCAAATCTCTCTTCGAAAGACAGTTGAAATTCTTTTGGGATACAACCATTGAGGAAGTGTCTGAAAACGGATATAAGGATGTCCGATTCGTAGATTACGTCTGGAAAAAGAAGCCCTTCAGAAAGCCCATATTCTCGCTCTACGAGGCGGAAACTCAGACTGGACCAGATGAACCCTCAAGTGATTTCCTCGCCTTCACAGCCAAATTTGACACCTCTCTGGCGATTCTATGCGCTGAATGTCCTGCGCAGTATGCAAAAGAGGATGGAACACCGATGATGAGCTGGGATAGAGTATCGACAACGCTGTCAAACATTATATCTACAGAGCTCCATTATGTCAGACCTCCGTTGAATCATATTGTGATCGACTTCGACTGCAGGGGACCGAGCGGTGGAAAAGACAAGCAAGTTTGTTTCGAGAAGATTCGTAAACTCGGATTGCCTCCGACATACGGAGAATTCTCGAAATCTGGTGAGGGAGTTCATTTGCACTATATCTACGAAGGTGATCCGACATTACTGACAACGCTGATTGACGACAATGTGGAAGTGAAGGTATTCTCTGGAAGAATGTCTTTGAGAAGAAAGTTCTCTCTCGGAAACAACTTTCCTATAGCTCATATTTCGAGTGGAATACCTTTGAAAGAGAAGAAAGAGGACGTTAAAGTTGACGAGATAAAAGATGCAAGACATCTTGAAAACATCATTCGTAAAGGATTGCGAGGAGAGTTCGGTTCTCATAAAGTCACGATAGAATTCATAGACTATATTCTGAAAGGCTGCAAAGCTAAAGGAATGGTTTATGATATGTCCGGATATTATGAGGATCTTCTCGCATATGCATCTAAGTCAACCAATCACTCAAGAACTCTTCCTGAAGTCGTCAAGCATATGCCTCTCGTGAACGGTAGCGTTGAGAAACCGATAGTATTCTTTGACTTCGAAGTGTTCCCAAATTTCAACTGTATTGGATGGAAAATTCAAGGTAATCCGGATGGAAATATTGAGTTCTTTCCAACAATTGAAAGTATTCAAAACTTATTGAAAAATTATAATTTAATAGGTTTTAACAATAAAGAATACGATAATGAAATTATGTATCGTATTCTGCAGGGAGCATCTCCGAAAGAATTGTATCAGGTTTCGAAGTCGCTTATTCGGGACAAGAGGAAGGTTTGTAAGGAGGCAGCGAAGCTTTCATATTCAGACATAAGGGATTTTTGTTCAAACAAACAATCTTTGAAAAAGTGGGAAGTCCAGCTTGGAATTCACCATCAAGAATGCCCGCATGACTGGGACCAAGATCTCCCAGAATCTGCTTGGGAAGAAGTAGGAGGATATTGTATGAATGATGTTAAAGCATCTGAGGCAGTATTCGAATACAACCAAGACGACTGGGAGGCTCGTAAACTTCTTGCATATCTGACGGGACTCTCGGTCAACGATTCGACGAATGATCTGACAGCGCAGTTGATCTTTGGCGATGATATGCATCCTCAGGAACAATTCATATATACTCATCTTGACGAAATGTTCCCGGGATATTCTTACAAGGAAGTCAATGGAAAGTGCGTATCGAGTTATCATGGTCGAGAAATCGGAGAAGGCGGATACGTCAATGCGATGTGCGGCGCTCATTACATGGTCGGTGTTAATGATGTGGAATCGATGCATCCGACATCGGCATGCGAATTGAACATATTTGGTCCCAAGTATACGGCAAGATTCAAGGAACTTGTCGATTCTCGCAAAGCCTCAAAGAATAAGAATGAGGAATATTTGAAGACGTGCTTTGAAGGAAGACTCTGGGATTATATGCAAAAGAACGGCATGTCTTTCAAGAAACTTGCGAAGAGTCTGAAGGTTCCGATAAACGCTGTTTATGGACTCACTTCCGCAAAGTTCCCGAATCGGTTCAAAGATCCTCGTAATGTTGACAATATTGTCGCTAAGCGTGGCGAATTGATGATGATCAATCTCGAAGACCAACTCGTCAAAGAAGGTGTAAATCCTGTCCATATCAAGACGGATTCGATAAAGATTCCTAATTTTACAGAAGAACTAAATCAGGAGGTTGTCGATTTCGGTAAGAAGTATGGATATCGGTTTACAATTGAGGAGTTCTATACAGTGTTCTGCTTGTTCAACAAAGCCGAATATTTGGCATATAATGCAGCAACAGGACAGTGGGAAAGTAGAGGTCTGACATTCCAAAATCCGTATGTCTTCAAGACTCTTCTTGGTGGCGATATTGTTCCGAGCGATTACATGATTACAAAATCTGTCCAGAAAGGTGTCATCTATATTGGCGACATGTTCTGTGGCAGAAACGTTAATGTTGTTTGCGTTAAGCAGCAATATGGAAAGGAAATGAAATGTTTAAGAGACGATGGAAAGCAAGTAAGCATAAGTGGAACAAAAGGTTTGTACTTCATGGAATTCGAAGAGGCTTTGGAAAAAGACTTTCTCGAATATTTGGACATGGAATATTATGATGGTTTAGTCGCTGATGCAAAAGCGAAGATCGAGCAGTATATTCCGTGGGATCTGTTTGTAAGTAAGGCACACGATACCATTCCGGATATTCCGTGCTTGGCTGAAATAAACGAAGAAATTCGTAAGAGAGGAGGTGTATAATATGATTGTTGACGAGATTATGTCGGATTGCGGTTGGACCGATATGTTCTTTAAAGAGCAGATTAAGCCCATCTGCGATGCAGCCATTGTTGAACTCAATACGGCAGGTATTAAAACCATCTGTGACTCTGGGGAATATACTTTTGAAGAGTATATTCCTGAACCCGGTTTGAGAGCTTTGGCTCGACGGTATATTGCCGTTGATGCGAGACTTCAGTTTGATCCGCCCCAAAATAGTAAGCAAATCGAGCAACTTATGGGCATCAGAAAGCAGACAAGAAAGGCAATTATCGAGGTCTGCAACCTTAATTTGGCATGAAAAATTTCTTAAAAATTTTCTTAAAAAGTATTTAAAATTATATTTTTTAAAAAGTTTTTAGAGATTTTTTCAAAAATTTTTAATTAAAGAAAGAGGTATTACAATGACTACCAGAACCATTACCTTCACGAATTTGGATGACCAGCAGGTCACCAAGACGCTTTGCTTCCACATGAACAAGATGGACAAGATCCGTTTTGGAACTCAGCATCCCAATCTGCCTAAGGAAGCTCAGAACCTCCAGACAAAGATCGAGAGTATCGGCGAAGACGATACTGCAGCAAGAGCTGAGGTGTTCGGTGAGATGGTCGATATGATCGACGATATCATTATCGCCAGCTACGGCGTTCGTGTTGGCGATACCTTCAAGAAGACGAAGGAAGTTGTCGAAGAATTCATCGACTCCGAAGAGCACGATGAGTTCATCGCTTCTCTCCTTGAGAATCCCGGTGCCCTGCTGTCCTTCCTTCAGGAAGTGTTCCCGGATGCTGATTTCACCGAAGTCAATGATATGAAGAAACAGCTTGAGGCTGGAAAGGAGGACAACTAATATGGCATTCTCTTATCCTATTCGCAACGCTCGCCTTTTCTTCCACAACTGGTCCGGTTCTCCCGACCGTTACAACAAGAAGGGTCAGATGCCCAATATCGCCGTCATCATTCCTGAGGAAGATGTCGGATATTTCAAGGATGATCTCGGATTTGATGTCAAGACAAAGGCACTCGAGGATGGTGGATATTTCTACTTCCTGAAGGTCAAGGTTGGCAAGTATGCCGATGTATATGTCCGTGATGCTGACAGCATGATGCACAAGATCTCCGCAGATCCGGAGATGAATGAGCTCGGCAATCTCGATGGTATACGGTTCAACAAGATCGATATGTCTATCGTTGCCAGAGACTGGGACAACGGCGATAAGAAGGGTCGCAGTGCATATCTGAAGGAGTTCTTCGGCGAAGAGGCTCCTCACTCCGATATGTATCGTGAGTGGATCAATCCCGATCCGACCATCGGAAACGATGATTGAGTTATATCAATACCAGAAAGATGCTGTAAACAAACTTCACAATGGTTCTATTCTTTGCGGAGGTTGTGGTAGTGGTAAATCTGTTGTGGCTCTCTCATATTACATGAAGAATCACTCCGATAAAGATTTATATATTATCACAATCTCCAAAAAGAGAGATTCCAAGGAATGGGAAGGGGAAGTCTCGGCTTTGGGATGTCCCCTTCCTAAAGCAATAGACTCTTGGAATAATATTAAGAAGTACAGTGAAGTTAAAGGTGCATTCTTTCTGTTTGATGAGCATAAAGTCTCTGGACATGGGAAGTGGTCTAAGAGAATGATATCCATTGCTAAATCCAACAATTGGATATTGGTTACTGCCACGCCCGGAGACTGTTGGGATGACTACGCTACCGTGTTTATCGCGAACGGCTATGTCAAAAACAAGACAGCATGGAACGAAGATTTCTGTATCTGGTCTCGAATGACGAATTTCCCCAAAATCATAGGGTATCAAAGAGAGGATATTCTTGAAAAGATGAGAGACTCCATCATGGTTATTATGGAGTACAAATCCGAGAAGATTAGAGTCCCTCATGTGGTTCCTTATGAGATAGACAACAAAGAAGAAGACCATATTCTTAAAGCAAGAAGAAGCTTCAGACATCCTGAAATGCCTCCGTTTAGGAATATTTCAGCAATGTTTGCTTACATGAGAATGAATCTTCCGATAAAAGAGACAAAAATTGAGAAGCTGATTCCAATATTCAAAGAGCACAAACGAGTCATAGTCTTCTATAATTTCGTCTCGGAGAAGTTTGAAATCGAGGATGCGGCAATCAAAGCTGGAAGACCATATCATCAATGCAATGGTCAGATACACGATCCGGTGCCAACAGAGGAAGAGTGGGTTTACGCTGTCAATTATGGTTCTGGAGCTGAGGCTTGGAACTGTCCTACGTGCGATACCATTGTATTCTATAGTATGAACTATTCGTACAAGATAATGGAACAAGCAAAAGGACGAATCGACAGAGTAAATAGCCCATATAAAGTTCTCCACTATTATGAATTCATAGCTCCAGAGTATAAAATCGATCAAGGGATATTGCAAGCTCTTGGTAGAAAGGAAAAGTTCAATGAAGAAGCCTTAGCGAAGGAAGAATTCATTGGCTACGAGGAGGATTTTGAGAGCAAAGCGTTCATTCAGCATGTACAAACGTCGAGAGAATACGATGTTGGAGCTCGACCTTATTGAGTGTCACTCTTTATTCGAAGCCGAGTATATTGGAATTCACATTCCGAATTCTTGCAAATGGGACATTCAGAGAGAATTTCCGGATTCTTTTGAGCTATTACCGGAGAACCAAATGATTATAAACCTTACAAACTTTAAAGATTTTAATTATTTTAAGTCTTATAAGAATGTTTATTCAAGGTTGTATAATACATTTGGTCTCCCTCGTTTCACACTCATTGTAGCAATTGGATCAAAAGCATATTTCTTACCTCCGGGAGTTAACACAACGTCAATCATACGAAGAGGGTATCCAGTTCTTGGACTTGCACAATTGATGCACCCAGACGACGACATATTCTCCGAGGTGATTAACGTTCCAGTGAGAGAAAGACCATTATTTTCAGATATGTCTACTCGTTGCTTCACGACAATCAAAAAGAATAAAGACTTCTACGATCCAAGATTACCATATATCGACGTCAAAATGTTTACCAATCAAACAGTTGCAAATTTCATAACGAAAGGATTACAATCATAATGAAAAACGAGAAGGAAGTATTTTTCGACGTATATTGTCCGTCGTGCAAGCACAAAGACGAGCCTGAGACAGAGAAACCCTGCGACGAATGTCTCGGTCATCCGGTGAATGAGAACAGCCATAAACCTTATCTTTACGAGGAGAAGAAAAGATGATTAAAGTCGAAATCAACGAGGTAATGGGCATCCACTCTGCTATGCAGGGAATGCGTAATCCACTGGATTCGTGGAAGAAAGGCGATACCATTTACAACGAAGAAATCATGTGTGATTTCGACGGATGTTCTTCTTTTGATAACGATGTTCTTATGAGTGGGGTCTTTGTCGGAGAGAATGACAAGGCTCTTGCAAGAAAGCTCATTGATGCAGGACCTTCTCATAGAAAGTTTATGAGACAAATTTTTGTTTCGATGAACATCAAAGCTCCTCTATATTGGTGGAAAGAGTTCGACACCTATAAGGTTGGAACCACCGCAAATTCCTGCTCTACAATGCATACCATTACGAACAAGGAGTTCACAATTGATGATTTCTCTCATGATAAGATGCTCCTTGGCGTACAAAGGGGTTTGGAAGATATTGTTTGGCATCTCAATACTTTGAGAACTAAATATTTGGATGAGGAGAATCCCGATGCTAAGAAAAAGTATTGGTATTCTATCATTCAACTTCTTCCTTCTTCGTATAATCAGCTCCGTACCGTAACTATGTCCTATGAAAACCTGAGAAACATATATGAGCAGAGAAAGAATCACAAGCTCGATGAGTGGAGAGAATTCTGCAACACAATTAAGCTTCTCCCATATTCCAACTGGATTACAGACAAGAAGGAGGATTAAAACAATGAAGAAGTTATTTATTAGTCAACCAATGAAAAACAAGACAAACGAGCAGATCCTCGCTGAGAGAGAAAAAGCAATTCAGATAGCAAAAGAGCTTATCGGCGATGATGTTGAAATTATCGATTCGTTTTTTAAAGACGCACCGCACAATGCAAGACCACTCTGGTTTCTCTCCAAGTCGATTGAACTTTTGTCAACCGCGGATGTTGCATATTTTGCAGAAGGTTGGGATGAAGCCAGAGGTTGTAAGATTGAACACATTTGCGCGGTAGAATATTGCATTGATCGCATAGAGTATACAAAAAAGGAGGATGAAAGCAATGATTAAAGATTCTGGAGAGCGCAGAGAATTCGAGACCGGAGCAGTACGTGATATGGCTGAAGGTAAAGGACGTTTCGATCTGATGCCTCTTTCTGAGATGGCAGGTCTTTTTGGGGGAGATCATAGAATCTTTCGCATTATTATGGAACTGTCGAGTATGCTGGATTCTGAATCGAGGTCTTCCGAGCCGTTTGCGATACATGCAACAAATGCAATCTACAATTTCATTGCGTATTGCAAAAATAAAGACTTCGAAGATGTTACTCTTAGCGACGTCGCTGAGTATATGCTCGAGGTGGCTATTCATTTCGAAGAAGGTGCCAAAAAGTACGGAGAGCACAATTGGGAGAAGGGCCTGCCTCTTAATTCGTACATCGATTCTGCGACAAGACATCTCATGAAGCATATTTCTGGTATGACAGACGAAAGACACGACCGCGCTTTCATTTGGAATCTTCTCGCATATGCCTATACGGTGAATCATTCGTGATATGTACCATAGGGTACATATTTAGGAGGTTCGTCGGCATTACACATTATGGAGAGATGTGGAAGTCTTCTTTTTCGCCTCCTTGTTTTCGAAGATACTCTACGTCTCTCCTCCATTTTTAAAGAAAGGAGAATCCCATGGTCGAATCGGATATTCAGGGAAAAGTAATCAAAGAGATTATTACCGAGTTCCCGACAGCCATCGTTATGAAGAACGACGCGAGATACTTGCAGGGCGTTCCGGATTTCGTTGTGCTGTATCACAATGTTTGGATTCTTATTGAGTTCAAGCAAAGAGGAAAGTCCTCGTATAGACCAAATCAGGAATATTATCTCGATTTGGCAAAAAGATGGTCTTTTGGTTACACAATTCACAAGGACAACTGGGAAACCATCAAACCCAATCTCTTCTATATTCTTCATCTGGCAGAAAAGAATAATGTCTGGGAGAGCATTCCTCCATGCGAAGAATACAATACGTATGAGAACATTTCTTCATGCAACATTTAGTCCTTCTGACAAAACATGGCTGAATTACGACAGGGATAAGATCAAGCAACGGATATTAGCAGCTCGAGCAGTTCAGAGAGGAACAGAGCTTCACGAACTTGCAGAGCACTGTATTCGAATGAAGACACCATTGGATGAGTCGAATGGTATTATTGCAACTTATGTGAAAGACTGTATCGATTATGATATGGACACAGAAGTCACAATGATGTTTAGTGAAGATATTGGTGGAACAGCCGATGCTATTCACTTCGATGAATTCAACGGTATTCTTTATGTGTTCGATCTTAAAACAGGAGACAGAAAGACATCTTTGTCTCAGGTTGTGATTTATGCCACGTTGTGGTGTCTTATTCATCACATTGAACCGATGACACTCAAGTATGACCTTCGTATTTATTCGAGAACACATTTTCAAAGACTCGTCAGTGGAGAGGAATCAGACGGTGAACCTCTCGTTGCCCAGAGAGTATATGACGCTGCTGAACAAATCAAGTATGTCCAAAGTATTATTAACGAAACTATAACGGAGGGATTCTAAATGGAAGAGCTTTACAACGAAACATATCTCGCCCATTATGGTATGCCACGTCGTAGTGGTCGTTATCCATGGGGTTCTGGTGAGCATCCTTTTCAATCTGCTGAGGATTTCATGGACTTTGTGAAAGAGTCAAAAGAAGCTGGCATGTCAGAATCCGAGATTGCTCATGATCTTGGTCTATCTACAAATGTATTTCGCGATCAGAGAACAGCAGCAAAGAATGAGATTATAGCCAATCGAAGAGCACAGCTTATTAAGCTGACAAGCATGGGTTATTCTGTTAACGGCGCATGCAATCGAATGGGTATATCTGAGCATCAAGGTCGTTCCCTTCTCTCTGATGCTACGAAATCTCGAGAAGAAACATCCAAAGCTATCTTCACTGAATTCAAAAGGTTAATCGATGCTGGGTATTATATCGATGTCGGTCAAGGTTCGGAGGCTCATCTTGGTATTTCCACTGAGCGGTTGAGAGCAGCTGTACACGAAGCTGAAAGAGCTGGATACAAGCTGATAAACGTCAGACAAAAGCAAATGGGAACACATGAAAAGACATATATGAAAGTATTATGTCCTCCCGGAACAGAGCTAATGGATGTCGTTAATAATAAATCCAAGATCTGCCCTCCTAACTTCAAAATCGATAAAGATTCGAATGATATTGTCAAAATCGAGAAACCAAGATCATTTCCCTCAAGCCGCGTTGAAGTGCGATACGCCGAAGATGGCGGTATAGACAGAGACGGTCTTATTCAGATTCGTAGAGGAGTTCCCGAGTTAAGTCTCGGTAACGCTAAGTATGCTCAGGTTCGTATCATGATTGACGGAACGCACTATCTTAAGGGTATGGCTGTATATGCAGATGATCTTCCTCCCGGTATTGATATTCGATACAATGTCAATAAGCATAGAGGAACACCTAAGATGGATTGTATGAAGAAAATCAAAGACGATCCTGACAATCCCTTTGGTGCAAACATCAAACTTGATGACGAACTTATCCGTGCTCAGAGACACTATATTGACAAAGACGGTAAAAGACAACTCTCTTGCCTCAATATTGTGGCCGAGGAAGGAACATGGTTCGAATGGTCTAAATCTCTTCCCTCTCAGATGCTCTCTAAGCAAAGACTTCCGATCATCAAGAGACAGCTCGATAAATCGTATCAGGCTGCTGCCTTGAGAGTTCATGAGTTGATGCAAGTTCGCAATCCTAATATTCGAGCTGCGTTGGCGGAACAGATAGCTGGTCAAATCGACTCCGATGCCAATAATCTCAGAGCTGCGGCATATCCAAGACAGTGTTCTCAGGTTATTCTCCCTTTCCCTGAGCTTTCTGAGAATGAGATTTATGCTCCCAACTTCAAGGATGGTGAACGTGTAGCTCTTGTCAGATACCCTCATGGTGGTATATTCGAGATACCTCAGTTGATTGTCAGAAACACTGGCTCTCCTGCTGCTAAGGTTATTCCAAATGCTCTTGATGCTGTTGGTATTAATCCAAAAGTCGCAGCAAGATTGTCAGGAGCTGACTTCGATGGAGATACTGTCAATGTTATTCCAAACAACGAAGGCTCTGTCATATCCGCACCGGCATTGAAAGAGCTTATAGACTTCGATCCAAAAGAAGCTTTCCCGGGAACCAATTGCGATCCAAAGGATCTTATCCCGAAAGATACGAAAGAAGGAGATAAATTGAAAGGTCTTGAGATGGGTAGGATTTCGAATCTTATCACAGACATGACTCTTCAAGGCGCTCCATTCAGTGAGATTGCAAGAGCTGATAAGCACTCAATGGTTGTTATCGATGCACAAAAGCATCAGCTTGATTATAAGCGTTCTGCTATTGTCAATGGCATCGAAGAGCTTTATATTAAGTATCATGGCGGTCCAAAAAGAGGTGCTAATACCATCGTCTCGAGAGCCACGTCGAAAGATAGAGTTCCCGAACAAAGAGAAGCAAAAGGTCTTTATGAGGTTCCAGAAGACAGAAAGAACGATTGGTATCAGGGTAAGAAAATCTTTATTCCTACGAATCAAACCCATTATAATCCTAAGACTCAGAAGCTCGAGCCTAACCTGATGGAAGTCAATAGGATGTCGATGCACGAGGATGCTAATGAGTTGAGAGGAATCAAAGACCCCAATAACAAAGGATTCTATGTCGAGGAAGCTTATGCTGACTTTGCGAACAAGATGAAAGCTCTTGCTAATGATTGTAGAGCGATGGCTCGTACTGCTCCCGCATATCAGAAGAGACAGGATATGGCAGTTAAGTACGATAATGAATGCAAGATTATTCGTGCTAAAGTTGCTGATAGAAAGTCTAAATCTCCTATTGAGAGACGTGCTCAGATACTTGCGGAAGCTGATCTTAAGATGAAGATCAAAGCAGATCCGAGCATCACTCTGGATAGAGAGACATATTTGAAGGAATCAATACGATCTCTTAATCGTATGAGAGCAAAGCTGGCAATACCTGATGTGGATATTCATCTCTCTGATAAAGAATGGGAAGCGGTTTTTAATGGTGCACTTGACAAAAGTATATTTGATTACTTAATGCGTCATTGTGATCCTGTCGAATTGAGTTCTCATGCTTTCGAGAAAATGGATACCATTGTGTCTGAAGAAAGAACAAATATGATACGCCAAATGGATAAATTGGGATATTCTCGAGCACAAATTGGCGAACATACTGGGCTTTCTCCGAAGATTATTAGGGATATTTTGGAGTAAAATTTCTTTAAAAATTTTCTTAAAAAGTATTTAAAATTATATTTTTTAAAAAGTTTTAGAGATTTTTTCAAGTTTTTTAGAAAGGAGTTTGAGCCATTTGACTAACGTTTCTGAGTCATATTTGACCACAAAAGACAATCCATTTTCATACTTTGACCAGTATGACGAATGGCTTGCCTTCGACGAAGATAAGGGATATTTCACCAATTGTCTTGTAGCAAGACTTATGGATGAACGCCCTATATCAAAGTATTATTCCAACGAAAGAGTAGTCGAGATTCTTGAAGAGGTATATTTCGATATTGTGAGAATGTTCCCCGATATTTATGAATTGAGAGCTGCTTGATTCAAAATCATCAGGATATTAGTACGTTTCTAACTCCTTCTTTTGCGTATTGATATTCTGTTGATATAGATCTGCATGTCAACGCATGCGGATGGCTCTGCACTTTGACATGTGGGCACCTGTCGACTCGCCTCTTGAGGTCTTATCATGAGACCCCCGGGGGAGGGTCGACGGGATTGCAAGGCTTAAAG